CGCCAGCTGCTGGTGCTCAGCCGTCGGCTCGCCGATCATGTCGGCTTCCATCTCGGCCGTCTGGAGCACCAGCTGGCTGGAGATGTGGGCCTGCAGGGATGAGAACCGCAGCAGCTCCACCGCCAGGTGCCTGAGCTCCTGCAGATCGGTGCAGCCCTGGATGTAGCGCACCTGCTTCTCGATCTCGAACTCATCCGAGAGGGGCAGATTCATGTCCAGCCAGAACATGCTGTTCGGGCAAGGGTCAGAGGTAGCGTAGGACTGCCGGCGGAAGCCGGTGTGATGGGAGTGGGGCCCGGCCGTGAGACAGCCGGGCTTTTTCATGCGCCGTCGCCAGGGTGAGCGACGACCTAGAAGTGCGAAGAGTTGTGACACGACCCCGCTTGGGGCGCACCCCCGGCGTTACCTTGGGTGCAGGGCAGAGATGCCCTGCACCCCGCACCTAGAAACATGAATACCCTCGCCACCCAGATCCAGGAGCTGGCCGCCGTCCTCAGCAATGCCGAGGAAGTGGTAGCCGCCTTCCAGGCCCTGCGGGACGCCTGCTCAGACGAGCAGTGGGATGAGCTCTGCGACCGCCCTGAGGTCGACACTCTGCTCACCGTCCTGATGGACCTGGAAGAAGCCGTCGATTCGTGAGCAGCGGGGCCCTGCGGGGCCCCTTTTTTGTGCCCACGAAAATGTGAAGAGTTGTGACACGACCCGGTGCATGGGCAGGCCCCGGCAGTACATTGAATGCAGGGCAGAGATGCCCTGTACCCCGCACCTAGAAACATGAAGATTTCAGAAAGCCTCGCCGAGCTGATCGCCGCGCTTGAGGAATCCGATCGCCGCTTCCAAGAGAACGTGGCTGGCTTGGTCAAGGCCGCTGATCGGATCATCGAGACGGTCGATCGGATGATCGAGGAGGACTGAACCACCGGGGGCCGAGAGGCCCCTTTTTTGTGCCCGTTCGACTCACCGCTTGGGGAACGCCAAGCGCAAGAACTGCAACGCCAGCTGCACGAAGCTGTTGGCCTTCAGCGGCGACAGCGCGATGATCTCGCTGCCAGCAGCAACGGCGATGGCGACTATCGCGGCGGTGTTGGGGTCCATGGAACGGATGCAGATGACACCAGCACCGGTTGGGCGATGATTGCCCAGCCGGTGCTGGGCCCCTCGACCATCCAACGCGGGCCGAGGTTCTTCTTACTGTACCGGAGCCGTGCGCCCCAGTTGTTGACGTAGGCGCCGCTCACCAGATCGAGGTCGCCGAACGGGTCGTGCACCACCAAGGCGTCGGCGTCGTAGCCGATGGCGCAGATCCAGTGGCCGCCGCCAGTGGGTGCGCTCACGGGCCCCTTGTGCAGGATGCCAATCGGCACCGAGATCCCCCGGTCGATCTGCTGCTCGATCGTGCGCCAGCTGGCGTTTCGCACCAGCCCGGCTTCGATGCCGAAACTCTGCAGCGCCTTGATCTGGCTGGTCGCCTCGGTGGTGTCCCCGTACCTGAGCACCCGACCGAGGTAGGCATCGTCGCCGTTGGGGCCGGTCAGTGTGCCGGGCCGCATGGTCTCCAGCAGCATCGCGCAGCTGCTGCTGAAACACATCCTCAGAGCGTGCTCGGTGGCGCTGTCGCGCTGGCTGAAGTAGCGGCACTGCAGCGGGTTGGTCAGCGCCCGTGGCTCAGCCTGCTTGCCGGCCGCCTTCCATGTCTCGTACCATGCCGCGTCGTCCTTCTTCAGGCTGGCTGGCACCGCCTCCCACAGCTGCTGCGCCGCGGAGCGTTGATGGGGCAGTCCCTTCCAGTGCTCGAAGAACGGCGTGAGGTCGTTGATCACTGCCGGATCTCAGTCGGTGGATGGCCGAAGTGTACCTGTGTGCCCATGGCCTGCCACACCAACGGGAAGATCACGCCCACTGACACAGCGATGATCATGCCCTGGGCGATGCGCTTCTCGGCCTCGCCCAGCCGTCGAAACGCCTCGGCAATGTCAGTGTGCTTCTGCCCCAGGTTGCTGTGCATCGCATCGAGCTTGCCCTCGATGGTGCCGATCGCCCGCAGGATGTCGCCGTGCGTGACCTCGTGATCACCAGGCATGGTCAGTTCTGCAACGTGATCGTGCTGGCCGCCACCGAGAACGTGCCGCCGGTGGTGCTTACGTCACCGCCGAAATCGTTGTAGGCGACGATCTCATCGGCGCTGCTGGCGCCACCACGGCTCTTGTAGTAGACGCAACCCCGGGCGGTGATGGTGCTGCTAGACCAGCTGACAGATCCAAGAGTGATCGTCACCTTGTCGTTGGCCGTGTCCTTGGTGACGGTGACCGCGCAGGTGGTACCGCCGGCGGTGTAGCCGGTGCCGGTCACCTCATTGGTCACGTCATCGCGCTTGTCGTGCGTGTCCTTGTTGGGGCTGTAGGTGCTGGTGACCAGCATGGCCTTGAAGGTGTCCGAGTCGAAGTCGATCAGACCACGCGCCATGTCGTCCACGGCGGAGTTGTAGACGAGCGAAGCCATACGGTGAACCAGTCGTCAACCGATCCTAGACCGCGCTGGCAGAGCCGGCTGCGATGGATGCGGTGACAATCCGGGCCATGGCCGTGGCCGCTGCGCTGGCCTGTCCGGCCGTGATGGATGCGTTAATGGTGCGCTCCAGCGGCGGCGCTCCACCAGCACCAGGCGCCATGGTGGCGGTGATGATGAGATCAACGCCAGGCGCCTTGTGATCGGGCCCCTCGGCCGAGCCTGGTGCGAAGGAGACAACGATCCCGATGGCCATGCCCGGGCCGCCAGCATTGGCCTTGCCGACCACGATCGCAACGGCGATGGCCATGGCAGCACCCAGGACGAAGGTGCCCTCGACGGTCTCCAGTTCCAGCGTGATATTGACCAGACCACCGGTCAGCTGCTGTTCCTGCGGCGGTGAGCTGTAGCGCCATCGTTTGGTGGCGCTGACGATGTTTGCGTCGCCGTGATTCAGCATCACCTCATCGCTTAGCAAGAATGGCTCGATGCCGCCGAACTGCTCACGCCAGTGATCACGAATCAGCTTCGCCTCGGCTGCGGTCAGGAAGGTGTAACCCAGCTTGAGCACATAGCCAATCGACACAGCACTTTGCAGGAATCGCACCGGCTCGGCGGCGAATACCTGCTGCGTCACCATCGGATAGCGCCCCATGCTGTATGAGCGTGTGGCAGGTTCCAGTGCTGGAAAGGTGGCCATGATCAGGACGCGGTTGTGATCGAGACGGTGACAGGCCCCAGCTGGGCGCCGGTTGCACCGCCTGGCACAGAGATCAGCTTGACAGTAGCCGTTGCGGTCGGACCGCAATGGTCCTCAAACTCGGGCGGCTGCGCATAGCGCCAGAGACCAGAGGGATCAACGTCCAATGGGGTGAACCCTGAGAACGTCTGAGCTGGCAGGTAGAACGGCACGAACTCGCCGAACTGCCCGCGGTAGTGATCCTCTATCGCCTGCCGATCAGCAGGGCTTAGGCGGATGAATGTCAGATCAAGCTGACCGCTCAGAGTGATGGATGAATGCCGCACCCGGCTCTGCTGGCCGGACATGGATGTGTAGGCGGTGAAGGGATGACTGCCTGGCGTGAAGGTTCTGGTGCTGGGGGCGAGGGCGGGGAACAGGGCCATGGCTACAAGGGGGTTACGACGAAATTGCTGATTATGAATCTGCCTCTTTGTAGATCAGAATCCACTGAATCAATCTCAAATGCAAACTTAGTGGAAACAGTGGCTGTAACAGTATGCGTTCCACTTTGATTGATTGGCCCCGCGGTATTATCAAAACCGTTAGGAAAAACTAATGTTTCTTGCGAGAAAGTCGCATCATCAAAAGGATAATTTATGAACGGAAAATCATCTGCCCATTGCATGTCATAAGATTGTGGAATAAAAGACCAATTGAACGAAATTGTGCAGGGATAAGAAATTGGAATTGATAGAATAAATCTGCGCCAGTAAGAGCCGAGAAATGGGTCGCCCGGCACCCCGACCCTAGGAGCGTATAGCGTCGCTTCGGTCGGTACGCCATTGGTGTATCCGTAGACAACATATCCTCCATACGCTCCTGGGTTGTAAAAACCTGGCTCTCGCCATTCGTTATCATAGAAGATTATTTTATGTTCTATCCAATTTTCTGGAGCAAAAGGACCTTGAAATCCTGAAACCTGTTGCGGTGGTGGTTGCGGTTCAGTCTCTGCCTCAGGCGCTGGCTCAGGTTTTTCTTCTGGCGGTTCCTCCGGTGGCGGGTCTTTCGGCTCGTTGAGAATTACGTTTGGCGGCACCTCTTCATCAATGTCAGGTGGGACCTGCGACCATTCCTCCCAGATGCCTCCGCCGTATATGTAGCTGACTGGAGCAACGTATGTTCCAGACTGATACGTCTCCGCTGGTACGCTCGTATCGCTTGCTCTAGAAGGACTTGCGTCGCAGCTCACTCCCGTGCGATTACTGGTCAGCATAATGCCAGTCCCAAACGTTTCAGCCACTGCTAACGCAATAGGGCTCACGCCTGAACTGTTGATCGGAAAATGAACCAGATCCATGCTGACATCACCGGCTGCTGTCTTGGTGATGCGCTCGATTTGGTAAAGGTAATCCCACAACCCCGATGCTGCAATGTCGCTAGAGCGGTACAGCTTTAGTCGCACGATGTCGCCTGCCTGCAGGGTCTGCGGGAAGTCGATCGTCCGGCATGACACGCTGGCTGTGTGCGTTGTGTATTTCCGTCGCGCACGAATGTATGCGGCGATCTTTACTGCATGGTTTTCGCGTGTGCAGAATTGCGAAAGGTCATGCTGTTCGTACGGCCCTTCCTCTGCCTCTCCAGCCAGGCGCACTTCACTGGAGCGGATGATGCCATGATCATCATCAAGCTGTTGCCGCCAGATTGCACGCACAGCAAACGGCTTGCGATCAGCTGGTGGCACATAGCTAATCTGCAACTGATCCGGCAAAATGTGATCTTCCGTAAACGTATAGGTCCACTCGACTGGTGTTGTCTTGATTGTGCCATCGCTGTTGACCGGCAGCACCGGCCGTAAGCCGCGACGACCTGCAACGCGAGTCTCGGTCAGCAAGAAGTATGGTGCTATGCCTGCAACCATATCGCCAAGGTTTTGACTCTTGGTGATGTTGATGTCACAGTTGAAACCATTAGTATGCAAAAACCGTGCTGCGCTTGCCAGGCTGCTGTAATCAATCTGATCGGCGCTCAGCTTGGCGCAATTACTCAGAGACCAGTTGTATAGATCGGCGAAGTTGTTGCTGGATCCTGTTACGTTATCCAACAACCGCGTTACTTCCATTCCGTTTCGGATGAAGCAATGCACTTGTCGATCCCATTGATCAAATCCATCCGGGATCGTAACAGTAAACGACAGCGTTGACATGCCGGTATATACACCAATCGTCCCGCAATAGTACGGGCATTCCGGTGTTGTGTAGCCAGCGTGCGCCGTGATGTAGTTGCCAGGCTCCCACGTGCCAGCTCGACGGTCATACGTCTGGCTGTGGGATCCAACCCGGCAGGATCGCTGGAAGACATCACGCACCTGGATCGAACCGATGCGCCCCTCGCTCAGCACCAGGTGGTAGGACGCCGTGACGGCATTGCTGGCATCGTTGCTGAACCGTGCCTCAGTGGCACCCGGTGAAATCAAGACGCCCCCCGTGCCGGCGCTCTCGTCGCGGCGACAGAACACGATCGGCACCGGCTCACCGATGGCCGCTGCACGCTGCTTGCTGTCGAGCTGTGTGTCGCCCTGCGCTGCACCCTCGGCCAGTGGCGCCCGGACCATGCCGGCTTCCATGGCGAGAATGGCCAGTGGATCGCTCGAGATCAGCCCGCTCATAGTCTGCAGCCTTTGCCGATCAGGTTACTGGTCAGCGTCCGAGGTGGAATCTGCGCCCCCACTGGTGACAAGGTGGAGCCTAGGTCGATCCGCATTGCTCCGAGGGTTGCCACTGCGCGGACGATCTCACCGGTGAAGGTCTCCACCAGGATCTGCTGTTGCTCGCGCCCTGGCGTGAACTGGTAGATGGTCAGCTCCCACCGATGCGACTGGGTGATCGCCAGCTCGATCGCATCCACCACCGCTGGCACAGCTGGCAGCGTGATGGTCACGCCAGATTCGTCACCTGTCTGGCCGGCTGTGATGCCAGACGCATCGAACGGCAGGTAGGACCACAGCGCTCCAGCGTGCTGCTGCGTGGTGTGGGCGTAGTACGACTGCCAGCGGTGGAGGGTTGCACCGGCGCTGGTGTAGACCCTGAGGAACTGGCTCTGAGAGACGACCGTCATCGGATGCCCAAGGCAGCGCGGCCGGCAGGGGTGCGAATGCGCTGCAGGGTGGCGGCCTCGGTGGCACGCATCGCCTGCTGCAGGTCAGCCATCGTGACCCAGTTCTGACCCTGCTGCTGCAGCACCGGGCCGGTGGTCACGTTGATGGTGCTGGGGCCAACCACCGACGCGCCGCGTGCACCGCCGAGGTAGGCCGCGGCAGCGCCTGCCATCTTCGACTCAGGGATGATGTACTCGCGCTCGCCACCTTCGCCAACCATGGCCAGAGTGGGGCGATCAACGACGCCGCCCTCGGCGAATCGAGGAACAGGCACCTGAGGAATAAACGAAATATCAGGGCCAGGCAGTTTATTGAAGCCGGCGATCAATACATTGATGGCACGAACTGCTGAATTGATCTGGCCAAAGAAGGCTCCAAAGAAACTATTGACAATCCCTCGCAATCCATTGATGATGCCACCCCATATTCCGGTAATAAAGTTGCCAGCATTTTGCCATGCCTGCGTGAAGAACCCAGCAGCTGCATCCCATATGCCTCGGATGCTCTTGACGTAGGCTTCCCAGCCTTTCATAAACACATTGCCAAACCAGGACAGAAAATCTGTAATTGGCTTGACGATGTAGTTAGCCCACAGATCAACCCAGAACTTAACATAGACATTCATATACCAATCAGCGATCTTTTGAAAGCCTCCCACCAAGTTCTCCCATACCCAGGTAAGGAAGTTCATGATCGGCTCACGGAAGGCGATGAACAACGCCACGATCGCGGCCACCAGCAGCACGGTCAGACCGACCGGACCAGTCACCACCGCCAGCAGGCCAGGGATCAGCGTGCCGGTAACGAAGGTCAGGATGCCGCCGAGGGCACCAATAATGCTGGCGCCAAACGTACCAGCGGCAAACATTCCGCTCAATGAACCAAAGATTGAAATGATCGCGGAAATAGCAGGCGCCAGCGCGACAAAGCCAACAGCCAACGCGGTGACGCCACCAATGACAGCTTGAACCGGCCCAGGCAAGCTGCCGAACCAGTTCGCCAAATTGACAATGCCATCAGCGATGATGTTCAACGCTGGCATTAGAGAGGTGCCAATCTTGACTCCTAGCTCGGTCATCTTGGTCTGAATGGCGACCACTTTATCGTTCAACTGATCGGCTCCTTGCGCGAAATCAGTTGACATTGTGGCGCTAAGATTCTTAATCGCGTCGCCGCCACCATTCAGCAGCGGAATCAAGTCAGCGCCAGACTTGCCAAACAACTGGGTGGCCAATGCCGCTTTCTGCGCTGGGTCTTGTATTGATTGAAACTTGTTGGCGACATCAAGCATGATCTGATCAGCTGATCGCAACTTGCCGGTTGCGTCTGTAGCACTAATGCCCAAGGATTTAAGAGCATTAGCTGTTACGTCATTCCCAGACGCTAGATTTCTGTTCAGCTTGGTCAATGCGCCACCAACAGCTCCAATACTGGTCCCGCTGGCGTCTGCTGCCTGCTGGAAACGGCTCAACTGCTCAACACTGACGCCTGTTCTTTGCGCCATGTCATTCATGTCGTCGGCAGCATCAATGGCTGATTTGCCCATGGCTACCAGGCCAACACCACTCAGCAATGGCACAAGCGTGCCCATTGCGCCCGATAAACCGCCTGCGCTTGATGCAATGCCGCGTAATCCCACGCTGGCTTCAGTGGCCTTCTGCTTGATGCCACCGATCGCCCGACCCAAGGCGTTGACCTGACCCTCGCCGGTGACATCAGCCTTGACCTGCAGCAGC